ATGGGGAAAGAAAAACGATTATCCGTATTTCTTAATTGACCTTTTCAATGGTTCGGCTTGGCATCAAGGAATTGTCAAGACGAAAACTTTTTACATTGCCGGTAATGGCCTTGAAATCGTAACCGGTGACATGCAAGGATTCATCGACAACCAATATTCGCCTTTCGACATGAACGAAATTGCGGAACAATTAGCATTCGACTTCGAATTATTTGGCGGTTTTGCGGTTAAAGGGACTTGGAATCGCGAAGGAACAAGGGTTGCGAAATGGGAATACTTGGACGTTGACGCGATTAGAATGACCGAAGACGAAAGGATCTATTTTTTATCGGACGATTGGGCAGCATTGAATCAATCGGCTGAAAAAACAAATCTTCGAATGTTTCCGGCATTGGACGAAAATAGTCCAGTTGGTTCATTTATTATTTATTATAAAGAACCGGCAAAGAAATCAAGAAAAGAAAAAGGAATTTATCCGAAACCAACATACAACGGCGGATTGACGGCCATTCAAACGGATTGCGACATTGCTAAATTTCACATGTACGAACTGCAAAACGGATTCAAGTCCGGAACGCTTATCAACATGCCGTCCGGTTTTCCGGAATCAACCGAAGAATTGCATCGAATTACGGAATCAATCAAGGGACGAACGCAATCGGTTGAAGATGCCGGCGAAATCATTATCACTTTTTCCGACGGCGCTGATTTAGCACCAACGGTTCAACAATTGAACGGAAACGACCTGGACAAACGATATGAAGTGACCGCGCGTTCGGTTCAACAAAACATCTTGGTTGCGCATTCAGTTACCGCGCCGACATTGTTCGGAGTTATGCAAGAAGGATCGTTTAACGCTGCCGAATCCGGTGACTTGTTTCAAATTTTTAAAACAACTTATGTTTCTTCTCGTCAAAAACGAATTGAATGGATGTTGAACTACATGGCGAAATTGGGTGGCTATATTGGTTCGGTTAAACTTGTCGATGTATTGCCATTAAATTTAACACCAACGACCGAAGTAATTGCACCGGTTGAACCGGTTGCAGCTTGTAAGCATGAATTTTCAAATGATGAAATTTCAGTATTCGAAAAATTCGGCGAAAATAAAGACAATTATATTGTTTTGTCATCGCATCCAATTGCTTGGGACACATCAAGCGAAGAAGTTTTTGCGCGTCAAGACATGATGTTCGAAACGATTGGCGAAATCAAAATTCAAATTAGAGATTTTGACAAAAACGTTTTGAAATTATTAAAAAACGGCGAAGATTCAACGTCGATTGCGAAAGCATTAAACACAAATGTTGAAGCGGTTGCCAAGTCAATAAATCAATTAACAACCTGGGAACTTTACCAAAAAGGAAACACGACCAATCTTGGCGATTCTTTATTGAAAGATTTGAAAATTGAAATAACCGATTTTGAGGTTCGTTACACTTACCAAACAAGAACGGATGTTCCGCCAGTTCAAACCGAATCACGCGAATTTTGTACTAAATTACTTTCGTTGAATCGAAGTTACACAAGACAAGACATTGATTCAATATCAACGCAAGTTAGTCGAAACGTTTGGAATTATAAGGGCGGTTGGTACACGAATCCGGACACCCAAAAGACAACGCCTTGGTGTCGTCATGAATGGGTTCAACAATTAGTCATCAAACAAAAATAAAATTATGAATTATTTACTTTCCGTTGACAATTTAAAAAAGCTTGGATTGATCCATTCAAACACCGACACGAAAATTTTGGCGGTGGCAATAAAAAGAAGTCAAGACATTCAATTACAACCGGCATTGTCAACACCTTTGTTCAAGGCCTTACTTTTGCGCGTTCAAAATAATACTTGGACGCAAGATTATCTTGATTTGATGAATGATTTCGTCGTTCCTTGTTTGGTTGCATTCGTTGACTATCGATGCGCGTTACTATTGAACGAAAAATTGACCAACAAATCGGTTGGTCGCGTTCAAGATGAAAACATACAACCGAACACCGATAGCGAAACAAGCGCTTTGCGCGACCAATTAAGAAAAGACGCGTATTTCTACAAAGAAAGATTAATCGTTCATCTTATCGCCGATAATGGCGTCAAATATCCCGAATACATTGAAACGAATTCAAGTCCCGGATTTTGTTCCGAAGACATGCGAAAAGATCGTTCCGGCTATACACCAATTAATTTTATTATATGAAATTCAAAGCGTCTAAGAAACAAATTGAACAACTAAAAAAATTTTTAAAACAACATGGAAAGAACGCTGAATCAACTAAAAAAAGAATTCGAAATAATTGCGACGCAACACCGTCAAATCAATGATTTCTTTTTCGGCGATTTCCTTGATGCCGTTTCACGCGACGCGGTTCAATATCCGATAATGATTGTGACTTTGCAACCAGGAACAATTGGCGACAATTTTGTCGGAGTTAATTGCATTATTTCAATCGCGGACAAATATAATATTCAAGAATATCGCCAGATTGACGAAATCCATTCCGATTGCTTGTCGATTTGTAAAGATATTCACACGACATTTAAGCAATGGCGATTTGAAGATTTTCTTGATGTTGAAGGGACAATCGCGACAACGCCATTTATCAACCGATCGCACGACGTTACGGCCGGATGGACGATGAACATGGCCGTCAACATTTACGACGAAGAAAATTGGTGTCAAATACCTTACGACAATTACGATTTTGAGAACAATTAAACATAATATACTATGAACAAGCATCTTCGATCATTGTCCGTCATGTTTTTTATTTCCGCTTATTTGACGGCAATCGCAATGTATTTCGAAGGCGCGTTATTTTTGAAGCTTGGTGGCGTCGCGCTTGGTTTATTTTTGACTCACCAATTGGCGCAACAATTTGATAAGCGATGAAAATTCAATTAACAATTTTACTGGCGTCAATTCAAAAATCTTTATTTCAATTGACTGCAATCACCGCCGCGTTCTTTTTACAAATTTCCGGAATTTTGTTTTTGATTGGATTCGCAATCTTTGTTGACACCTTGACTGGAATTTGGAAATCTAAAAAATTAAATATTCCAATAACATCGCGTAAACTTTCGGCGGTTATTTCAAAATTATTCCTTTACGAAATTGCCGTTATTGGTTTTTATTTAATTGACTTTTTTATTCTCAACGATATTATTTTGAAATTCTTTTCCGTTCCTTTAATGTTAACAAAAATTTTATCATTAGTTTTGGTAAGTATTGAATGTATTTCAATCAACGAAAATTATAAAGCGGTAAAAGGAATTGATATTTGGAAATCAATGAAATCATTATTCGCCAGGGCAAAAGAAATTAAAAACGACATCAATGGAATTAGATCAAACCAAGATAGTTCAACACCGATTATCTGACGACCAATTTTTTCAAGACGTTCATCAAAAGAAACAAATCTATCTTCACCATACGGCCGGCGGTGGTAATCCGGTAGCGGTTGCGAAATATTTCCAACAAAAACAAGAAAGAGTTGCGACGGCATTCGTAATCGGTGAAAAAGGAACAATCGTTCAATTGTTTTCATCAAAGCATTGGGCATATCACCTGGGGTTGAAACCGGAAGTTTTCGCCGAAAAAGGCGTGAATTATCAAAGTTTAGATAAAATATCAATCGGTATTGAAATTTGTAATTTTGGAATGTTAAAAAAGCAAAACGGAAATTTCATCAATTACATTGGTGGCAAAGTTGACCGCTCACAAGTTACCGAATTGAACGGCAAATATAAAGGTCACATCTTTTGGCAAAAATACACTGACGAACAAATCGAATCAACGCGTCAATTGCTCGTTTATCTTTGCGATACTTACGGAATAAGCAAAGAATATAACAATTCAATTTTTGACATCGACAAGCGAGCTTTGCGAGGTGAAAACGGAATCTTTACTCACAATTCAGTTCGTCACGACAAGTCCGACATTTACCCATGTCCAAGAATGATTGAAATGTTGAAGTCATTATAAAAATTTATTTACCTTTGTTTAATATGAAAAAACTAATCGCATTTTTAAGCGTTCTAATGATGTTTGGTTGTTCAAGTGAACGATTGGCGCAATACCATTATAAAAAGGCCTTAAAACATGGCTTGAAGCTTGTTCAAGATAGTGAC